CAATGATTGAGGGGCTTATCTTTGAAAAGGTTACCATTGTGGAGGATATACCTATTTGGGCAAAGAAACGTTTTATAGGGCTCGACTTTGGTTTTACCCACGACCCTACCGCTATTGTGGAAGTCGCTTTTTTGGATAACAAGGTATATATTGATGAAATATGCTACCAAACGCAAATGCTCACCACCGACATTATCGAAGCCCTTCGACCTTATCGTAACTACAAAATCATTTCCGAAAGTGCCGACCCTCGATTAGTGAAAGAAATAAAAAATGCTGATTATAGTATTGTGGCGGTAACCAAAGGGCAAGGTTCGGTAATGGAAGGGCTTACCAAAATGTTAGAGTACGAAATATGTATCACCCGCCGAAGCGAAAATATCATCAAGGAGTTTAAGAATTATACCTATGCCCAAAACAAAGACGGCGCATTCCTCAATGTACCCATTGATGCTTTTAATCACGCTATAGATGCCACAAGGTATGTATTCTTAGAAGAAATATTAGGACGCAACCGCAAACCTAAAGACTTAACTGGTATGTTTTACTAATGAAAATCAATAATACCGACATACAAACCCTAAATGCTAAACTTGTAGAAGGTTCAATCGCAAGCTTCCTCTCGTACCCTGCCCTTAAAGCACCCAATAAAAATGATTGGGCAGAGGAAAATGGTACAGAGTATGACCTTGCCAGTCCCCAACTGTCGGCAAAGGAGCTCACTCTACAACTATTACTGCCTGAAAGTAAATACAGCCAGTTAGTAACGCTCCTTACTGCTAATGCGTATGCCGATTATACCTTTAAGCAGTTACAGCGTACCTACAAGCTCCGCCTTGTGGGGCTCAACAAAGTACAAACTAATGGTAATTATATAGTAGCCGATATTCGTCTTTCAGACGATAGTCCGTTACAGAATTACACCTACCAAGTCCCAACCCTAACCGCTCACAATGTAGAAACCTATATTGACGGCAAAAATCTAACTCAATACGGTATAGTCCTATTAGAAGGCACTCATCAGGAAATCATAACAGCAGGTAATGCCAAAACGTATTTCACCGCACAAAACAGCACAATGAATGGACTTGTTTCAGTGAATGCACCTGTTACTATTCAGGAGCGAACAGCTACTCTCAAATGCTTTATGTACCTACCTATTACCGACTTTCTCAAAGGGTATTACGCCCTGCTTTATGATTTAGTGCGACCCAACGCCCGAACCCTAAAATACGACAACAAGGAATATCCTTGTATCTATAAAGACGGCAAAATAACCGAACTATACATTGATACACCTCTAATATGGTGCAAATTCGACTTACAACTAACGATTGTCTAACAACTAACAGCTAAATAATATGCAAATCAATTTCAACGCCACCCATATAGACATTCTCCCCACTGATGAGAGCTATCGTTACCGCTCCATAATGGGCGAACATACTCTTACCTTATACTTTTCATTATCTACCTATACCGAAATTCCTACTGGTGCGTGGTGCGAGTTTGCTAATGAGCGTTATACACTCAACCAACCTGCAAAAATCGTAAAACATAACACACGCAACTTTGAATACACCCTCACTATGGACAGTGAGGGCGCAAACCTCAAAAACTACAAGTTTCGGAATCCTAATGATAAGACATTAAAATTCCCATTCACAGCCTCACCTCGCTATCACGTGCAAATCCTTGTTAATTGCCTCAATATGATAGATAGCGGGTGGCAAGTAGGTAACTGTATCGAAGCCTCTGAGAAGCTCGTATCATACAGCCATAACAACTGCTTCGAAGCGTTGGAAATGATAGCCAAAGCCTTTGAAACAGAATACGAAATCATAGGCAAAACCATTCATTTGCATAAGGTAGAGTATTTTAAAGACAACCCCCTACCACTTCAATATGGCAAGGGTAAGGGATTTAAGACAGGTGTAAGTCGTAATACTGAACAAAGTCGTATCACTCGCTTATACGTACAAGGAGGAGAACGTAATATCGACCGTTCCAAGTACGGCAATAAAGAATTATTACTACCTAAATCACAAGAGTACGTTTACGAGGGTGTAACATTCGTTTCAGATGACAAAGGGCTATCTATAGCAATTAAGAACGCCCAAAATAACGGCTTTGTAAATGAGCAAAGCCTCGACCTATCACACATATACCCTAAACGCAAAGGCACAATTACAGAGGTCTTTGAAGTCGATAAAGACAAACACTTCTACGACTTTACCGACGCCTCCATTCCTCAAGACCTCAACTTTTGGGATATGCGTATCAATGGCGAAAAAATGCTCATCTACTTTGAAAGCGGTATGTTATCAGGTAGAGAGTTTGAGGTAAATCATTACGACCACGCTCAAAAACGTTTTCAATTACAGCCCAAAGAAGAAGATGGCGTTACTATGCCTAATGATATATTCAAACCTGCCATAGGTGATGAATATTCAGTCTACAATATGCAAATGCCTAACGCTTACATCAGCGACAACGCCACAAAGTCAGGTGCAAGTTGGGAGATGATGAAAGAAGCGTGCAAATACCTATATGAAAATCGCACCGACCTCTTTACCTTTACAGGTGATTTAGACGGTATATACGCCAAAAAACACTGGGTAAATATAGGCGGGCGAATCAAAATGGGTGCGTATATCAATTTCTCCGATACCGAGTTCCAACGTACACCCGTGCCTATTCGTATCATTGGGCTAAAAGAATATGTAAGCAATCCATATAGTCCACAAATAGAACTATCCAACAAGGTACAAGGGCATTCCTTCGCCTCTGAAATGCGCAAACTCCAAAACCAAGAGGTATATTTTGGAGAACTCAATAAGCGCACTATATCTGAGACTAAACGAAGCTGGCGAGACGCTCAAGAAACTATCAAGCAAATAGAAAAGGCTTTTCCTGAGTACACCAAAAGCATTGTCCCTGCCACCGTACAAACTATGATGGCTCTTATCGGTAATAAATCTACCCAGTTCGATTTTGTAGTAAGTAAAGATAACTCTATAAAAGCCCCTCACACACTCTATTTCGATAAAAATAGCAAACAAATCAATGCAGGTAGTGGCTGGCTCAAGCATTTCACCATTGGCACTACCGATATAAACCCTAATCGTAATGCTAACAGCTATAAATATTGGAATATCCCCGCTTTCGTATCAGGGCGTTTGGACGACAAATCCAAAACCTACTACCTATACATCAAAGCAAGTAAAACCGATGAAACCGCTGAATTTATTCTATCCGAAAACAAGATAGATTTAGAACAAGAAGTAGGCTTTTATCATTTCCTATACGCCACCGTTAATTCAGAATACGAAGGTGAGAGAGGTGTCGCTAAACTCAATGGATTTACAGAAATCACAGGTGGGCAAATCAAAACTGACAAAATTACATCAGGGAACGGGCAGCAGTATATACATCTCTTTGACGACCATATAGAAATCAAAGCAAATCTTAAAATTACAGACGGCAACAAAACCGAGATAAAACAACTCATCAACCCAGATTTACAGTCGTTGGAAAATAAACTCAAACAATATTCTGATGGCAAGGTTGAAACCGCTAAAACTGCTACCGAAGCATACGCACGAGCACAAGCAGAACTCACCAAAGCACAAGCTATTGCAACGGCAGACGGCAAAATCACAGAAGCAGAACAAAGGCAAATACAACAGCTTCAACAGAAACTCCAAGAGGCTAAAACATTTGCACAGCAAAAGGTGGACGAGTTGAATATTGGGGGAAGAAATCTTATAAAGGGAACTGCTAATTTTATTGTAAAAGAAGAACCGTATTATTTGCAACCAAATTACGCAGGCAACGATGGGATTGTATCTGAAACTTTTAGAGGAAATAAGATTATTAAACTTATCTATAACTGGCAAGGATTTCAATGTAAAACGACGTTTGAAAGTAGACCTACAACCATTTCATTTTGGGCTAAAACAACAAAAGAAAATATTCGTTTTCACTACGTTGTAGGCGTTAGTGCTGTTACTTTCCCAGACGGAGTAAATTTAATTGCTGACGGGCAGTGGCACAGGTATACATTTTATAGTGAAAACGGAATTGTAACTTTTGATGATGCTCGTCACGGTTTTGTTGAGTTTGAATGTACTACGGCAGGGAAACATATTGAGGAAGTGTTGGTGTCTTCTTTTAAAATTGAATATGGTAACAAACCTACCGACTGGACTCCTGCACCTGAAGACGTATGGGATACAATGGTAGATTTAGGTATCATTGATAAAAACGCAATGAACCTCACCGAAGCCGAAAAAGCAAATGTTAAGTTTATCAATGGAATGTTTAGCAAAGGTGCTGATTATACCAATGGTACAGAAATCGTAAAAAACACCATCACCACTGGAGCTCTCACTGTAGGCAACACATTAGGCGGCAATGCT